GTCGGTCCAAACCTCAGTCGTAAACTCGCCGAGCAGATAGACCTGGCGATGGTCAACGATCAAAGACACCAGATTGTCCGGTGCGCCATCCTTGGCGCCATAGTAGGCGTTGGTGCTCAGGCTGCTGCCTAGATCCGTAGCGCCCCAATTCTGCGTTCCAGGCTGGTTGTAGATGTTGTAGTTGTCCACTACCTCGCAAACATTGGCGCCTTGCCATGGGCCGTCTGTGGCGGGCAATTGGGTAAATACGTTGGTGGCAGCAACCCAGGTATATCGTTCCGCGCCGCTGACAATGTAGGCGGTCAAACCATCGGCGGTGGTCACATTGTCGGAGATGGAGACTTGACCAGTTCCCGACACAAATCCGATTTGCGTCGGCACCATGGCCGAGGTCATTGAATAGGCGGAAGTGCCGGAGACCACCACCAGATATTGCCCGCCAGAAAGCGCCCGCATTCCGCGCACTTTGCCAACTTCCAGCTGCGCCACCATCGTGTAGCCTGGCGTCGGATAGAGCGCTACGATTCCTCGAGTGCCAGGCGGCTTTGTCGGGTCAACTTCAGGATAAAAGTTGATGCACTCCTGAGCATCTTGGTAGATGCTGGGCGCCTCGTAGCTGGGACCGACAAAGCCGAAATCTGGCATGGGTTACCTAAATCCGCCGTCCATGATAAATGCAGCGTCCTTGGCCTTGCCCATCAGTAGCGCGTCGGGGTAGCGAGCAACCGGGGCCGGGAGCATGTTGGTGCGCTTGATTGTAGCCTTGGCCTGGGCTGCGAAGCCGCCAATCATTGCGATCTGCGCTTGCGAAACCTTGCCATACATCGGCATCAGCTTTTCAGCCAAACACCAGCGCAGCGCCATGTTGTAGCCTTGCGGCAGGTTGATGGCGTCATACAAGCTGACGTATTCGGAAAAGCTGGTGCTGGTGAACAAATGAAGCTCGCCCTGCGCCGGGTTGGGCCAAACAAAGATCGTGGCCAGCTGCTCTGCTGGCTGGTAATAGATCGCCTTGGGCCAAGGACCGTTCAGGCTTTTGAGCCCAATCATCTCGTACTCGCCAAGCCCGAGGACGGCCACCGGGTAGTCCAGTCCGCCGCCGTAGATCGGCACGCCGTTGGCCGTGGTGCTGACGCGCACGAACGCCGAGGAGATAGACAGCGGACGCTCGTAGTAGGCTCGGATTGATGTGCTGGCGACCGTCTGCGGAATGCTGACGGTATAGGTGCCCAGCACGTTGACATTGCCGCCAGCGCCGGTGACGAAGTCAACAATGATGGTGCCAGGCGTGATGCCGGTGCCGGAGAGCTTCTGGCCAACGCAAATGGCGCCAGACGCCAGGCCGGTGACGGTAAGGACCGTTCCGGCAATCGAGCCGGTGATCGTGGCGCCGATCTGGCCAGTGGGGCCGATGGTGTACTGAATCTGGTTGGACACAACCGGAAAGATGATTTCCGAGGTGTAGTACACCATCATGTTTTCGTTCGACCACTGCCCAACAATGTCGTTGAGCATCTCGAAAGCATCCTGCGCCGCATCTGCGGTTGGCGTCTCGCCAGCCTCAAGCGCCCCAATGTCTTTGAGCGCTCGGCTGATGATTTGAATTGGGGTTGCTGCTGTGGTCATGGGTTACCTTGCGCGTCTTCGTACTTAAACACAGCCCCGACAACCGATGCCGTGTAGGTATTGCTGCCGGATGCGTTGTAGCTCGCTGAACTGCTGCGAACCTTGAAACCGTTTGCCAGCTTGTCGGCTTGGGTTCCGAAGGTCACTGCGTTGCCGTTGATGGTCATCGTTGTTGGCGTGCCGTTCAGGAACACAAAAGGCCCGTCCGTGCTGAGATTGCCGGTGAATGTGCCGCTGGTGGTGACTGTTCCGGCTGCGAGGTTGTAGGTGTTGAGGGCCACGAAGCCGGTGGGCGGGGTGTAGGTGAAGGGTTGCTGGCCGAAGTTGATTGAATGTGCGGCTGTCCCACGCATTTCTGCAACTACGCACCAACCAGTAGCCGGTGCAGCAGAAACCAGATCAGAAGCTAAAGTTCCTTGGGTCGTATTGTTTTTATACATCACTAAAGTGCCAACGTCCATGTCAATAGCGCACCCTATTACATCATTGGAGGTATACGTTGCCCCATAAGCAGAACTAGTGCCGTTAATAATCTTATCGCCATTGTTTTGATAAAGGCGGCTTGCAGCAGTCCACGATAACCTTGACGCAATTCCAAGATAATGATTAGTTCCGACTGTTGTTACGCTCCATTCAAAATACCATTTGCCTGTAGTCGGTATATTAAATGAACTAAAACAATCGTAAAAGTTTGCGGCAGCAGAAGACGCCGTTAGGTTTCCGTTAGTAAGCGTTGCCAATGCAGTGCCGCCGCCAGTGACTACGGTAGCCAAAGGCGTATACACAGCATAGTTCGCCGCCGTAGTGCTGGTCAGTGTCGGCACATCAGTTAGCGAGTCGTATGTTGACCCGGCAGTGAGGCTGATGTTGTTTGGTGTCCAGTTGTTACCGTTACCGCTGGAGTCTGCTACCAGGGTAGATGTGCTGGTTGTGTTGCTGAACGGCAAATAGAAGCCATTGGTGCCGTATGTGCCCGTGTACTTGACGGGGAGCCACTGGTTGTAGATGCTGGATGCGCCGAAGCTCGTGGGGGCTAGGGCTTGACCGTCTACGAAGTTGACCTCGGCCATTTCGCCGTCGAAGAACCCATTGAGGCTACCCGCATTAGTTACCGCAATTTGATGCGCCGCCGCGCGGTTAATTTGAATATCTGCGTTAGATGAAGGAGTTGTGGCAAACGTACCGCTTTGAATAGTTCCGTTAATATAAAGTTTGAACCTATCTGACCCTGTTGCTTGAGTAGTATCTAGTACGGCAACAACATGATACCAAGCGGCTGGGTCACGATAGACAGGAGTTGAAGTCCAATCTATGCTTGAAATAGCGCCATTGGCTGATGCGCCAATAGAAATAGTATCGGCAACGTCAAAACGTATAAAACCATACCCACTAAGAACGACGCCTGTTCCTTGCCCAAAAAATGTTTGGTTTGCGCTTAATGCTCCACGCTTAACCCAGCCACTCCAAGCCCAAGTCTTTTGGTTCCCCGCAGCAAAAGTCCTGTTCAAATACGCACTCGCAGAAGACCGGAAGCGCAGGGATTTGGCTACGCTATAGCCACCGCCACCCCCAAGGGTAATAGGAAATCTGGAACCATGCCGAGAATGATTCCGGATCATCTTAGAGACCCTCGCCTGGGGTGATTTCAAATGCCGCCGCTATGTCGGCCTTAAAGAAGCCATTCGGCGGCAGGTTGCCGAAGACCTCAACCGTTCCCGGCGTGATGCCGAGCGTGTATGCGCTGGGCGATGCGCCAGGCGCTGTGACCGTGATTGTCGGGGTGGCGTTGGCTACGCCAGCCGGCGCCCAGGACAGGTACTGCGTGGTGGTGAGCAGTGCCCGAACGCGGTAGCTCGTCGAGCCGTTGTTGTTCGTTGAGAGCACTTGCACCGCTGAGGTGCCGACGAGGTACGTAGGGCCGAACGGTGCAAATGCGCTGTTGTTCATGGTGCAAATTCCGAGGATTGAATAGACAAAAAGCCGTCCCTTGTGAGGACGGCTTCCATTGTGCCTGAGCCGTCGCCGTTTAGGGCAGGAAGGTCAAGTCAATACCATAAACCAGCAGATCCATCGTGGCAGCGGCACCTTGCGCGGTGGCGATGTTCCAATAGATCGTCTGGCTGGTGTTCTGCGCCGCGCCGGCTGCCAGAACGGTACGCTGCGAGGCCACTGTTGGGCCGGTAAGGGCCGACAATGCCGCACTAGTCACTAGTGGCGTGCCACCAGCCGCAGGGCCAGTGAACAGACCGCCAGCCGCCGTGGTCAGCGAGATGCTGGCGTTGGTGGCGATGACGTACAGGATGATGTAGCTGCTGGTGTTGAGAATCGGGATCGCCGTGTCACCAGTGGCGTTGGCGTTGATGCTCTGAGCGCTGCCCAGCAGGCGTAGCGCCTGGTTGGAACTCAGTACCTGCGGGTGGGTTTGAATGCTTGATGCGGGTCCGGGATTGGCCATGATGTTTCCTTAAATTGGGTGGAAAGCGGGGAGCGCTTTGGCTCCCCTGATTGTTACGCGGCAACCCGGCAAGCAAGCTCCGGGTACAAAGGCGCCCAGCCGTACAGCACATCAAGACGAGTCGGAATCGAATCGTTGTTGATAGTGTACTGCCGCACCACGCGGATCGAAAGACCCAGTTGCTTGTCACTTGCGCGACCAGCAAAATGGACCCCATCTGGTAGCTCGAGATCAGCACAAGCCAGCGTAAATGCCGATTTGTGCATCACGATGTTCTGCGGCGAGACCACGCCGGTGTTGTTGAAAGGCGTGACAGCAGCGGTGGCTGAGGTCGATGCAACGCTGACGTTCTGGAACTGGCCCGCCGTGATAACCGCCGGGGAGAC